TACATCATGGACTTCAAATCATAGACTAAGAGGAGTTGCTTATTTGGCGCTTAGATTTGAATGGAATGGAGACGCATTTGGTTCTATTCCTACAGTAAACGCATTGGTCAAAGGTAAGAAAGTTTACAATCCAAATCTTGATGGAACAAAAACAGGTGGCTCAGGTTCACATAGAGAAGATACAAGTTCTACTTGGGAATATTCAGACAATCCTATTTATCAATTATTAGATTATTTAAGAAACGATAGATATGGAATGGGTATTGCTAACGAATATTTTGATAGCAACTATGCAGATTTTCAAACTGCTGGGGATATTTGTGATACAAACATAACACCCTTTTCAGGTGCATCTCAAATAGATTTAATTGACAGCCATGCAGTAATAGACACTTCACAAAAAGTTATAGATAATGTTAATAAATTTTTAACAGGCTCAAGAGCATTTTTAAATTATCATGCTGGTAAATATCAAGTAACAGTTGAAAGCTCAGGAAGTGCATCAATAACTCTTACTGAAGATAATATTATTGGTGGGATAGGAGTTTCAAGTAAAAATAAAAATGAACGATATAATAGAGTTATAGTTACTTTTATAAATCCTGATAAAAATTATCAAGTAGATGAGGCACAGTTTCCACCTGTAGATGAAACAGGTTTAGCTACAGCAGATCAACACGCAACTATGAAAACTGCTGATGGTGGTATTTTATTAGAGGGTAGATTTGATATGCCAAGTATTGCAAATCCTTATCAGGCTCAAGAAATGGCTGAGATAATTTTAAGAAGATCAAGATCAAGTTTAGATGTTTCTCTTACTGCTGATGCAAATGCTATGGAGTTAGTAGTTGGGGATATTGTGAATATAACTCATGCTACACCATCTTTTAGTGCAAAACCTTTTAGAGTTTTATCAACAACAATAAATCCTGATTGTTCAGTTGCTTTACAACTTACAGAACATCAAGACTCTTACTATACTTTTGGAACGCAACAAGAAGTGGCAACTATACCTGATACAACACTTCCAAATCCTTTTAGTGTTCAGCCACCAGCTAGTGTAACCTTATCTGATGAACTTATAGAATATGCTGATGGTATTGTTATCACTAGATTAATTATAACAGTTGGTGCTTCCCCTGATAACTTTGTTGATAACTATGAAGTACAAATAAAACAAACAAAAGATCAAAATGGAAATACAGTTACAGACTCATTTAGAGAAATAGCAGTTGGTAAGATATTAGAATATCAACATCTAAATGTCATAGATGCGGCTGAGTATCAAGTAAGAGTAAGAGCTGTAAACACTATAGGTTCTAAATCAACTTTTGTATCTACAACGAGAGTTATTGTTGGTGGAGTTGAAGCACCAAGTAATGTTGAAGATTTTGCTGTTGAGATGCATGGACAAGATCATATGAAATTAACTTGGACACCACCAAGTCAAGAAAGCGATTTAGATATTTCTTTTTATGAGATTAGATACCAAAATACTTTATCAGGTGCGAATTGGCTAAACTCTTCTAATTTAGTAAGATGTCCTAGAAGAAAATGCGATAGTGCAATAGTTCCAGCTAGAACAGGTAGTTATTTAATAAAAGCAGTTGATAAAAATAGTAACACTTCAGCAGAGGCTAGTATTGTATCAACAAACATATCAGGTATTCAGGCTTATCAACGTGTATCAAGTTTTACTGAGACACCAGATATAGTAGATGCGGCAGATCAAATGGACGCAACTTTTCCTTTAGCTGTAAAGATTGATGATAGTGGAGATGTTGTTTTAACTTTAGATACCCAAACAAATTTTGATGATACGACAGGAAATTTTGATAGTCCATCAGGGGATTTTGATTTAGGGGGAACTGATACAACATCAAATCCAACATTTTTTAATACTAATAGAGATGCAAAAGGTTTTTATAATTTTGGTAATTCATTATCACTTACACAGATTTATGATGGCAATATTGAGCCTACAATAACTTTAGATGCTGAAAATCCTTATGATAAGTTTGATAGTGGACGAGGTGCATTGCTATTTGATGAAGCTAAAGCACCTTTTGATGGAACTGAGCAAATACACGCATTTCATAGAGTTCAAATAGCAACATCAACTACTTCACTTGCAGATTGTACTAATTTTGTTGACATAACTCAATCAGCTACATTTAAGTTCAAGTTTGCAAAGTTTAGACTAAAACTTACAAATGATGATAACCAAACATCAAGTAATGTAAAAAATATTGCGATAAAATTAAATATGGAAGAAAGAATTTTTGCTGAAAGTAATTTAGCAACAAGCTCAGGTTCTAAAACTATAACATACACTAATCCATTTTTTGCTGTTCCATCTATAGGTATTGCGGCTCAAAATATGGCTACGGGAGATGTTTTTACAATTAGTTCAAAAACTGTAAGTGGTTTTACAATCGCTTTTGTTAATTCAAGTGGTTCAGCAGTAGATAGAACTTTTGATTACATAGCAAAAGGTTATGGGTTGCAAAGTTCTTCATAATAATTTAAGAGATAATTAATGAGTCAAGTATCTGATGTAAGTTTAGCAAATCAAGGATTTTCGGCTTTTAGAACCGAATTAAATAATATTCTTGGTGCTATGAACTCTATGCACATAGGAAGTTCAGCACCATCATCAGTTACTACAGGGACTATGTGGGTAGATAACGGAACAAGTGGAGTTCTTAAAGTAAAAATAAATGATGGTTCAGATAATATTGAGTTGTTTCAGATCAACATTTCTAGTAATGCAATAACTAGCACAATGTCGGTAACAGGAACAATTTCTGAAACTGACCCTCAAGCGGCGGCTTTAGCAATCGCATTAGGATAGGAGAGATAAATGGCTAACACCTTTAAAGTAAAAACAAATGCGGCTATGCCCGCAAGTGCTGGGACACCTCTTACTATTTATACTTGCCCAAGTTCTACTCAAACAATTATTGTTGGTTTGTTATTGTGTAATGTTCACACAGCATCAGTAACAGCTTCAGTAAATATGCAATCTGATACTTCAGATACAGAAACAAATGAGAATGTTAAATTAGTTTCTACAGTTACAGTTCCAGCAAATTCAACTCTTGAAGTTTTGACAGGTGGTAAAATAGTAATGCAAGCAACTGATGTTTTGCAAATTGGTTGTTCTGTCACTGCAAAAATAGACGCAACATTAAGTATATTAGAGATTACATAATATGGGATTTATAGGAGTACAACCAGCTTCAGTACCATTAACTGCTTCTGATATAACAGATGGAATAATATCTAAATCAAAAATTGCAAATGATGCGGTTGACAATACAAAATTAGATTTAACTGATGATTATGCTTTTACAGGAACAATTACAGGTGCTGGTGGTGGTAAACTTTTGCAAGCTGTTAATGGTTCAACAGATGCAAACTCTCCAAGCAGTTCAACATCTACAAGTTTTGCAGATTCAGGATTAAGTGTTTCAATTACTCCATCGGCAACATCAAGTAAGGTTTTAATTTTAGTTCAACAGCAAATGTTTATGTCTGGTAGATATACTTTCACAAGTGGAAGATATTATACAAGTTATGGAATAAAATTATTAAGAGATAGCACAACTTTACAACAATCAACTAGTGATAGTGGTGGAAAATATGCGTGGCAATTTCAAACAAGTAATACTGATATTTTAGATGTCAATATTACAACTAATTTGAATTATTTAGATAGTCCTTCATCTACAAGTGCTTTAACATATAAAATTCAATTTGCCTCAACTGATTCAAATATTACTTGTAGACCTTCAATGGGCATGCCCTCATTTATAACAGCATTAGAGATTGGGGCATAATGGTCACTTCAGAAAATATAATTAAATTTAATAGAGCAATACAAACTTTAAGACCAAATACAGAAATGATTTGGAATGATGATATTGTTAATGAAACAGATTTTAATAAAGTAAAATGGGTTACAGGTAAAAATGATAATGATGAAGCTATTACCACAGATACTTGCCCTCATTCAGAATTAACATGGACAGCCGTCAAGGCGGAGATGG